TTTGAAGCAAAGATTTCGGCTTTAAACACCCAATTCAAAGACTTGGTTAATTTGGCTAAAAAAGGTCTCAAGGATTATCCTTTGAAGATGATTGATACCTTCCGCATTCCAGTAATGGGGTATTATTTGTATTATTCATGGGTGAATGAAGCTTTTCGTTTGGCTTTGGTGCAGGAGATTCCTAAACATGAATATAATGACCTGTTCAATTCGGGTGAAATGAACCAGGAAGCATTTAAATCCCTTGGGTATGAATTACCGGATATTGAAGTTAAGGATACCCGTAAGAATCTTCGCAAATTTGGTAAAGGCGAGGAAGTTGTAGAGGTTTGGGAAGAGGAAGGGCAGGATGTATGGTTAGAACATTGGATTGAGGATTTCCTTGATGAAAATAACGGTGAGATAATTCCTATACAACGCCATGAGTGGCACAGAGTTTCGATTGAAGAAAGTCCATGGAGAAAGGAGGAGAACTATGACGAGACTGAAGTACAAGAAAGGAAGGCCGTCGAAGTATCAGACGAGTTTGAAGAATAACCCCTATTGGGAAGAAGTAAAACGTAAGGTTCGTGTTCGTGACGGACACTGTTGCCGGATGTGTGGCAAGACCTATAATCTGGAGATTCATCATAAAACCTACCAGATAGGCGGTATGTCTATTGTCGGACATGAATTGGAACATTTGGATTGTTTGGTAACTCTTTGTGAAGAGTGCCATGCGAAGGTTCATGAAAGATAACTTTGTTAACCTGCCTGCCCGGTCTGTGAAGATATGGCGGGTAAATGAGGGAATGTAGCTCAGCGGATAGAGCGCCGTGTGTGGTGGAAGGTTGAGAGTTCGAGTCTCTCAAGATATACTCTTAGCTTAACGGGAGAGCACCACAAACGGTAGTCGGTGGTTCGAATCCACCTGTTCCCACAAACTTGTGTTGGAAAGGGGACATGAAAGTGTTCGGTTGCAAATGGTTATTTCTGTAATGTGCATGCGAATAGTGTCCCCGATGCTATCAAGTGAGCAGTGCTACTGAACCGCATGAGAATTATATGCAATATCCCGTAGAATGCGCTTCGAGGCTTTTAATTCTAAATCAACAACTTGTCATTATATGAATGCAAAACAATTTTATGATGAGGTCGTAAAACTTCGTCGTTTGCAAAAGAAATATTTTTGTATTCGTTCCTCTGGTACTTTACGTTCCAGAAAAAAACAAGAAAAACTTATTGATAGTGAAATAGACCGTATTGAAAGATTGATTCAAAAACACCATAATACTAATTTATTTGACCATGAGACAGATAAGCAGGAAACAAGTACAGTTGAATAGAGAGGTTGCTGCAATAAAGAAGAACTTACCTCCATGTTGTGCAATTTGTGGTAGACCGATGTCGGACGCTGCACATCTTGTTCCTAAGAGTATGTACCCGGAACACTATACCAATCCCTTAAATATCG